GCAGTTTCCAGCTCATGCGGGCTGTTAAATAAGCTGCATAATTCTGGCGCGATTAGTGATGCTGCAGTTGCTTCTGCACAGGCATGGGCTAGGGATTACGAAACAGGAATTATGGGGGGCAAAGATCCGGAAGCATCTAGTAAAGGTGGAAATCCAGATCCGGAATATGCGCTCTTATCCCGCATTGCTGCGGCTGCTCGCTGTCGATATGTGGTAAAATGCTTAGGGAAACGTTCAGAAGATTTTCTGTATAGTTTACTGATTGACCATATGAGTATTTCTCAGATTGCAGGGCAGCGGAAGCGTGACCGGCGATATATCTCTGGGGCTATTGAATTGCTTTTAGAGCAGTTGTCGGACGTGTATGCCAATCTGCCGGGCGAGATGTGGTTTAACAAAGCGCCTCAAACAACTGATAAATGATTTTTAGAGTTATCTTGACTGTCCACAGATAACCTGTCTATTCTGGTATCCTCTTCGAAGTCGTGTGCCCATCTGGGCCACGGCTTTTTTTGTATCCTCTGAAAAGCTGAACGCATGAAACACTGGCAGAAGATCTGCCGTGGTGCTGTTCTGCTGCGTGGGGAGAAGATTGTTCTAGTCGTTTCGGCAGATGGAAATGTGGCGCATTGCGTGCGCATGGTTCCAGATCGTCTGCCACGGTATCGGGCTGATGTGATTTTGCGGGCCGTCGGTGGCCTGAAAAATACGGTTGCCCGATGTGATGCCCTTGCATGCGAAAAATATGGCCACCTGCAATCGCTGCGCGAACTGCCAGCGGGTGCGGTGTATGCTGAGCACGACATGCAGCGCATTGATGCCGCACTACGCAAAGAACATGCTTCCCGCACGGTGGAAGAGTTGCCACCCGGCGTGATGGAAACAACATGGCGCGGGCCAAAATGGGGTGATTGCGGCCGCAAGGTTGGCGGCGCTCTATCCGGTTAAAAGCGTCATGATAATGCGGTATTATCTGACACGGCATACCTGCCAAGGTGTCAGATAACCCGCAGAACACCCCCCAAACCCGTCAGATAATCATTGTTATCTGACGGATTTTGAGGGTTGGAAATGACCCGATAATATAGGGAAATCAAATGGTTAGCGGTGATCAGCCCAGATCAGCCGCGCCAGCAGTGCCAGATGATGGCATTCACCGTGCGGATCTTCCGCTGGTCAAAACGTGGCTGCACAACCGCAGCAGCAACACGGTGCGGGCCTATCGCACCAACGTTGCGGAGTTTGCCCGTTTTGTTGCCAAGCCCATGGCAGATGTTGCCCTGGCTGACATTCAGGCATGGAACGACAGCATGGCCGATGCGGCGGACAGCACGCGCCGGCGCAAGATCAGCGCCGTGAAATCGCTGCTGACCTACGGCCACAAGCTGGGCTTTCTACCGCAGGATGCGGGCGCTGCGTTCCGCATGGAGCGTGGCCGCGACAATCTGAACGAGCGCATTCTTTCGCGCCAGCAGGTGTTGGCCATGCTGGCAGGTGAGAAGGATCCGCGCCGCCATGCGTTGCTGGCGCTGCTTTACGGCACCGGCCTGCGGATTTCAGAAGCCTGCGCGTTACGCTGGCGCGATATGACACGCCGCCAATCGGGCGGCATTGCAACGGTTTTCGGCAAAGGTGGCAAAACCCGCCATGTGCAGGTTTCACCATCGTTGTGGAAAGAGATCGCGGCTGTGCGGTCTGATGTCGGGCCTGATGCGCCCGTTATCCCCGGCCACGATGGCGGCCTGCTTCATGAACGCGCTGTGGATCGCGTTGTGAAGCGGGCCGCAAAACGAGCGGGCCTGCCGCCTGATGTCTCTGCTCACTGGCTGCGCCATGCTTTTGCGTCACACCAGTTGGACGCGGGGCAGCCGGTGCATTGGGTGCAGGCCCAGCTCGGCCACAGTTCGCTGGCCACGACAACACGATACAGCCACGCCAGCGCAGACGCGGCGGGCGCTGACCTTCTGGCCTGACGCCAACCGGCGCGGGCGTTTCTGACAACGATGGAGAATGACAATGCAAACCGTGCCTGACGGTTTCATGCAGGACAGTCGCGGGCGCTTGGTGCCGGAAGCGAATGTTCGGCCATCTGACAAGCTGCAAGATGAGCTGGTGCGCCGTTTGCACCATGAAGCCGAGCCGGTGCGGCAGTTCATGATGGATTTCAAGCGGCTCTGCTTTGCGGAGATCAACGCCTTTCTGGATCTGGTGGCCGAGCAATACAGCACCAAGCTGGGCAGCGAGAAAGGCAACGTTACCCTGACCAGCTATGATGGCACGCTGCGCGTGACTGTGGCGGTCGGCAACGTCATTTCGTTTGGCCCTGAAATTCAGGCGGCGCAAACGCTGATCCATGGTTGCCTGAACCGCTGGTCTGAAGGCGCCAACGCCAATCTGAAAGCTGTGGTGCTGGATGCGTTTGACGTAGACAAGCAGGGCAGCATGAACGTTGGCAAGATCCTCGCGCTCCGGCGTCTGGAGATTGACGATGAGGAATGGCAGCGCGGCATGCAGGCGATTTCTGACAGCGTGCGCGTGGATGTGACCAAAGACTACGTGCGGTTGCACCGGCGGCCATCGCCAGATGCCAAGTGGGAACTGGTGACGTTCGACCTGTCCAAGCTGGACGTGGCCACCACATGAGCAGCCGCAAGAAAGCCGTTCTGACGTGCATGAGGCCGCTTGTGGGTGTTCTGGATACCAGCATAGCCAAAGAGCCACCCAAACGCGCTGACGGCTTTTATACTAGCCGTGAGTGGCGTGCCCTGATGGCATCCATCAAGCGCAAGCGGCCTCATTGCTGTGAACAATGCGGCCGCACCGGCACGCGGCTCTTTGGGGATCATATTCAGGAGCTGAAGGACGGCGGCGCACCGCTGGACGAGAACAACGTCCAGTTGCTCTGCGGATCCTGCCATACCGCCAAGACCGCACGGGCGCGGGCAGAGCGATATAAACAGGAATATTGAGCAATAAGCAGGCTTATACAGACTGATTACGGTTCAGTTTTTCCCATGCGGCTTCAGCCAGAAACTTGGAGCGGTTTTTGCTGACAGCTGCAATGGCGGACACAAGGCTTTCGTCCAACGTGACGTTCACACGCACGGCTTTGGAAGGCAGCCGAACATGAACCATGAAGGCAACACCTTGAGCAAAGTTCGGATCCTGCATGACCTTATCCAAAGGCGATGGCGCAGGGATGGGCTCACCATCTTCTGTCATGCCAGAGATATGGAATTCCAAGGCTTCCTGGGCCATTTTCCGGGCATCTTCCAATGAAGAGCCTGCTGTGATGCAGCCGGGAAAATCTGGAAAGCTGACCCCGAAATCACTTTCGGGCTCTTTGTGGATGATGGCGATATAGTCGCTCATTTCAGTTTGACCCCTGATTGTTTCTCTACGCTCCGCAGAGTGCCGAGTGGAAGATCCCGCTTAGGGTGAGGCACCGTCACCCGGCCGGGTTTTGTCGGGTGCTTGAACTGCTGATGACTGCCTTTCGTGGCGACAAGATACCAGCCGTCTGCCTTGATCTTCTTGATGATCTCTCTGCTGTCCATACGCATAATCATACACACAAAAATACACCAAGAGCAATGCAAAAAGTGTGTATCAGTGTGTATTTTTGGGCATCCCCCAGCTATGCGCTCAGCGGGTAGGGGGAGGGGTAAAAGTGCGCCTGACGCATGGCACCTGAACCGCGCCAGTGGCACGCGTGAAAAATTTTTCGTTCCAGCGTTTTGAAGTGCGCACTTTTGTTGCGCGGGATGGTGGGGAATGCCCAAGAAAACTGACACGGATTGGCACGCGATAGAGACTGATTTTCGCGCAGGAGCCTTGTCAAACCGCCAAATTGCAAAAAAACATGGCGTAGCCGAAAGCACCCTGCGCAAGCGCATCGCGTCCGGTGGATGGGTGCGCACTTCTGCGCAAAAAGTGCGCAAAAACACCAAAACTGCGCACCAACCTGCGCACAATCCCCAGCACAACCCCGCTCCACCACAGGAGAAACTACCATCCACCGGGCGTGGAACGGCCAACAATCTGGATGAACGCACCGAAAATCTGGTGTCGCGGCTGCTTGGCGAAGTTGAGGACACGACTGCGCATCTTGGCGAGATTTCCGAAGCGATTGAACTGGAAACAGCCACCGACAATGGATCGCGCCGGCGCGATGCGATGTTGAAGGCCATCAGCACGAAAGAGCGGGCGGAAACCGTGCGCACGCTGAAGCAGATCCAGATGATGGGCGTCACGGGTTCCGGAAAAAAGAAGGGCGTGAAGGAAGAACGCCGGGAAGCTGCCGAGAAAGCAGCCAGCGGCAAGTTCTCGCGCATGTCTTCCCCCAAACTGGTTGTGAATAATGGCAAGTGAAACCGAGAAAAAGCCCGCAACACGCAAGCGCAAGGCGGCAACCACAGCGCGAAAGACCGCAACAGCTACCACACGGCGCAAGGCAGCGCCTGCGGCCAAGGCTGGCCTGTCATGGAGCACGGCCTGCCGGGATTGGGAAAAGCGCATCATTGCGGGCGAAAGCCTTGTGCCATGTGATCCGCTTTTTCCGGACGCCGCTGCGCAGGGGATGGCTGTTTTCAATGCCCTGAAGATCGTGGACGTGCTGGGTGAACCGACCATTGGTGAATCCTGCCGTGATTGGCTGAAGGACTTTGCCGCCGCCATTTTCGGTTCATATGACCCGGAAACCGGAAAGCGCATGATCACCGAGTTTTTCCTGCTGGTGAGCAAGAAGAACACCAAGAGCACCATTGCGGCGGGCGTGATGTTGACGGTGCTGATCCTGAACTGGCGGCAATCAGCCGAGTTCCTGATCCTGGCACCGACCAAGGAAGCCGCAGACAACGCCTTCAAGCCTGCGCGGGACATGATCAAGGCCGATCTGGAACTGGATGCCCTGTTCCATGTGCAGGATTACACCCGCATCGTGACGCACCGCGAAACAGGGGCGACACTCAAGGTTGTAGCCGCAGATGGATCTTCCGTTGTGGGCAAGAAAGCCACCGGCATTCTGGTGGATGAGCTGTGGGAGTTCGGCAAGAAGCCCACGGCTGAGAACATGCTCATGGAAGCCACTGGCGGCATCGCCTCCCGTCCAGAAGGCTTCATCATTTACCTGAGCACGCAGTCGGATGAAGAGCCTGCCGGTGTGTTCAAGAGCCGTCTGGAATATGCGCGTGGCGTGCGGGACGGAAAGATCAATTCACCCCGGTTTCTGCCGGTTATCTACGAATTTCCCAAGAAAATTCTGGATAAGAAAGGCGAGCACAACCCGGATAACTGGTACATGACCAACCCCAATCTGGGGGTGTCGGTATCGGATGAGTTCCTGCGGGACAGATATGCCCAGGCCAAAGAGGCTGGGGAAGGCGTGCTGCGCGTCTGGATGGCCAAGCACCTGAACGTGGAAATGGGCATGTCCCTGCGCGAAAAGGCATGGGCAGGGGCCAAATATTGGGAACGCCAGGGTGATCCGCTGGTTACGCTGGAGCTGATTTTGGAATGCTCTGATGTGATTGTCTGCGGCATTGATGGTGGCGGTCTGGACGATTTTCTATCTCTGGCTGTGCTCGGTCGGGATGAGGAAAGTGGCGATTGGCTGCACTGGCAGCGCAGTTGGGTGTTTCAGGACGTGCTGAAGCATCGCAAGGAGGAAGCGCCGCGCTATCTGGATTTCCAGAAGCAGGGTGATCTCGTCATCATTCAGGAAATGCGTGACGACAATCGGCAGCTGGCGGACGTGGTGGAAATGATCGACCAATCCGGCAAGCTAGCCATGGTTGGGCTGGATCCTGCGGGCGTGGCTGAAATCGTGTTTGCCCTGCATGCCCGTGGCATTGAGCAGGAGCGGATTGTCGGTATCAGTCAGGGCTGGAAAATGACCGGGGCCATCAAGACGCTGGAGCGCAAGCTGGCGGATGGCACGTTCTCCCATGGGGCGCGTCCGATCATGGCCTGGGCGGTTGGCAACGCGAAGGCGCAGGCCAAGGGCAACAATATCGAAATCACCAAACAGATGGCAGGCGGCAAAAAGATCGACCCACTGATGGCGCTGTTTGATGCCGTGGCCTGCATGAGCCGAAACCCGGAGCCACCGGGAAATATTGACCCGTTTCTTGAGGGAGGTCTGATCACGACATGAAAATGCCAGCGCCATTTAGAGGGCTGCTGTACAAGGCTGCAAATGCAATGGCGCTGACCGTCACAGGCGTATCCCTTACGGATCTGCGCCTAGGGGCCTTCATGGCTGGTGGGCCAACGCATAGCGGCAAGCTGGTGTCGGTGAATACCGCCATGCAGCTGGATACGGTCTGGGCCTGCACGCGACTGATCTCTGACACCATCGGGGCAATGCCGCTGAAGCTCTATCAGCGCAGTCCAGATGGCACGTCATCCACTCTCGCGCGGGATCATCCGCTGTATCGCATCCTGTGCAGATCCCCCAATACGGATATGAGCGCCATAGAGTTCTGGTCATCCATGGTGGCCTGCCTGATGTTGTGGGGAAATGCTTTTGCCCAGGTGATCTGGAGCGATATTGGCGTAAAACGTGTGGTGGCCCTCTATCCGCTGCGACCTGACCGCATGACGGTCAATCGTGACGATACCACAGGTGAACTGATTTATACCTACACGTATCAGGGGCAGAAGCTCACGCTGGAAGAAAGCAATATCCTGCATATCAAGGGGTATTGCCTGGACGGCATGATGGGCATGTCTCCTATCAGCGCAGGTCGCCAGCAGATAGGCAGCGCCATGGCGGCGGAAGAAACCGCTGCACGCATGTTTGCCAATGGCATGTTGAGCCAGACTTACATCAAGTCTCCCAACATTCTCAAAGGTGAGCAGCGGGTGCGTGCCAAGGCTATCCTGAAGGATTATGAAGGAGCCTTGAACGCTGGGAAAACGCCGCTTCTGGAAGGCGGATGGACGGTTGAGAGCATCGGCATGAACCCCGAAGACATGCAGTTGCTTCAGACACGCGGCTTTAACGTAGAAACACTCTGCCGGTGGTTTGGCGTGGCTCCGGTCATGATCGGGCGCATGGAGAAATCCACCGCGTGGGGATCTGGCCTGGAGCAGATGAACCTGTGGTTTCTGACCTATACGCTTCAGCCGTGGCTGGTGCGCATAGAGCAGGCCATCACGCGCTGCCTGCTACTGCCTGCGGAAAAAGAGACGTATTTTGCCCAGCACAATGTGGATGCGCTGCTACGGGCGGATAGCCAGACACGGGCTCAGCTAGAGGCCACACAGGTTCAGAACGGAATCAAGACCCGCAATGAAATCCGGGAAAAGGAAGGTCTGGCACCAATTCCGGGTGGAGATATCCCAACCGTGCAGGCGCAGATGATCCCGCTGACAGATGTGGGCAAGGTTGGCATGCCACCGACATTGCAGCCAGTTACCACCCCAGCATCCCAACCACAGCCGCAACCAGGCGGCACGATAGGAGATCCGGACGATGATTGACGGCATGGAAGTCTGCGCCGTTCCGTTCGAGTATAAAGCCATTACCGGCACAGATGGCGAAAGCGGCCATGTGGAAGGTTACGGCGCTGTTTTCGGCAATACGGATTCACATGGTGATGTGATCCTGCCGGGGGCTTTCGCCAAATCCATTGCTGAGCGCAAGGCGCAGGGCCGTGTTCTGCCCATGCACGTCATGCACGGATTTTTCGGCGGTGACGGCGTGCCTGCTGGCGTGTGGAATGACGTGGCGGAAGACAGCAAGGGCCTGCACGTCAAAGGCAAGATATCCGGCACCAACACGGATGCCGGGAAACTGCTGTATGAGCGCGTCAAGGATGGTGCGCTGGGCGGTCTGTCCATTGGCTTCAGCATCCCCAAGGATGGTGCTGTCAAAATGACGCAGCCCACAGGGCCACGCCGCCAGATCAAGCAGGCCAATCTGTATGAGGTCAGCCTTGTGGATGATCCCAGCAATGCGCAGGCCCGTGTCACGGATCTCAAACGGCGCTGGGGTGATGCCTTCAAATCCACAGTGCAGCCAACGGTTGCCGTGCAGGCGCTGGAAGCCGCGCTAGGCATTTATCAGAAATCCCTGAAAGGGAACGATGCCCCCACGGCGCAGGAACGCCAGCAGCTGCTGGAGCATTTGCAGGATGCCTATGAGGCTCTGACAGGCCAGCGCATGCCCGAAGGCATGAAGCAGGCGCTGCAGGATGGGAAAATTCCCATGCTACCGGAGCTGAAATCCGTAACGGCTGGCCTGATGGCCGCTGTACGTGGCGAGGAAGCACCCAAGTCCGGATCTTCTCTGGTGCCCCCTGGTCTTTCCGGTTTTCGTCTGTGATCTGACAAAACCGCTTTTCATTCACCCACAGCCGCCCATTGAGGCGGCTTTTTTTATGGGAAAACCCTGATGTCTGAACTGGACACTGAATACAAAGCCGCCATCAAACAGCTTTCTGACGCTACGGATGAGGTCAAGAAGTTTGCTGAAACCTCCAAGACTGAGATGAAAAACCTTGGCAAGGTGACGGATGAAACCAAAGCCAGTGCAGACAAGGCGCTGACTGCTCTGACCGAAATGTCTGCCCGCGTGACGGAACTGGAGCAGAAATCATCCCGTGGCGGTAAGCCTACAGAACAGCAGCCCCAGAGTATCGGGCAGAAGTTCGTGGCGTCTGACGAAGTCAAGGCCGCCATGGAACGTGGCACCAGCTGGAAGGGCACCGTGCAGGTGGAGATGAAAAACATCACCTCTGCCAGTTCCACCGGCACATCTGGCACTTCGGCGCTGGTTGTGGCAGACCGCCAGCCGCAGATCATTGCCCAGCCCAATCGGCGGCTGGTGATCCGTGATCTGCTGATGCCTGGGAACACGCAGTCCAATTCCGTGGACTACGTCAAGGAAACGCTGTTCACGAACAGTGCTGATTTCGTGGCAGAAAACCCCGGCAATGCGTATCCGCAGTCAGATATCAGCTTCTCCCTGAATACGCTGCCAGTGCGTACCATCGCGCATTTCGTCATGGCGTCCAAATCCATCCTTGCTGATGCACCACAGTTGCAGACCTACATCGATGGGCGTCTGCGCTATGGCCTTGCTTACAAGGAAGACCTTTCCTTCCTGAATGGCGATGGCACAGGCACCAGCATTCTGGGGCTTCTGGCGCAGTCCACAAAATACGAGCAGCCTGCTGGCGTGACGGTAAAAGGCGAGACGATGATTGACCGTCTGCGTCTGGGCATGTTGCAGACCACGCTGGCAGAATACCCGGCAACCGGGCACATCCTGAACCCGACTGACTGGGCCAGCATTGAGCTGACCAAGGATAGTGTGAGCCGGTATGTGTTCGCCAATCCCATGGGCATAGCTGGCCCGGTTCTATGGGGACTGCCGGTAGCTGAATCTCTGGCCATGGCGCAGGGCAAGTTCATGACCGGGGCCTTCAGCCTTGCGGCGCAGCTGTTTGACCGTGAGGATGCCACTGTTTCCATCTCCACCGAAGATCGGGATAACTTCGTAAAAGGGATGGTGACCATTCTGGCGGAAGAGCGCACCACGCTGGTTGTTTACCGTCCCCAGGCCATTATCAACGGTGACTTCACCGGCATTGATACGGCTGCACCGACTTCAGGCACCACCACTGGCCACTGAGGAACAGAGCAATGAGGCGTACTGTGCAAATCAGTGCGCCAGCAGCTCTTCAGCCGTTGGCGCTTCTGAATGATCTGAAAGCGGATCTCAGTATTTCCGACAATACGCAGGACGCAGAGCTGACACGGCTGCTGCTGGAGGCTTCGGCAAAAGCTCTGAAGTTTATCGGTAGGCCTCTCATGCAGGCGCAATGGCAGGATACGTTCATGGTACGGCCTGGTGTCGCACAGGACGTGCTTTGCCTGGGCCGATATCCTCTGGTCAGCATTCAGTCATTCTGCGTGGGAGAGCTTTCTCTCGCACCAGAGCAGATCAAGGATCTTCCTTTCGATCCTGATGCCGCCATGGTGTATCCGCCTGATGCCAGAATGCCGGGATGGATGCCAGGGATCTATACCGTCCAATATACGGCCGGATATGTCGCACCGGGTACGGAAAACGCTGGCACGAATATCGTGCCGCAGGATCTTCAGGAGGCAATACGGCTCACGGCGGCGGCCATATGGTATGCCAAGGGGCGAGATCCCAACCTGAAATCGGAAAGCGAGCAAGGGGTGGGTTCCACCAGTTGGAATGCACCATCTGCCGGATCTGGAGGCATGCCACAACCTGCGGTGGATATTCTCACAAGCTATCAGACCGGGGGTATCGGATGAGCTACCGCACAGATCGCCGCCGCCGCCAGATCGCCACCAAAGGCCGCCAGATGGTGCTGTCCAGGGCAAGCGGCACGGCCAGCGTTACACTGATGGCCTACGCACCGCCCGCACAGTCTGCCCAGATCACGAACGACATGGCGCAGGCTCCATTCGTGGCACAGGTCATGGCGGATGCGCTTTCCGGTTACGGCATGCCTGCCCAGGATGACCGGGTGCAGGACGGCCCCAAAACCTACACGCTGACAGATGCGCAGCCCGTTTACGATGGGCCAACCGTCTGCGGCTGGACATTGATTGCCGCAGGAGGCGAGACGCATGACAACGCCAGCAGTCTTCTCTGATGCCTGGACACGCGCTCAGGCCGTTGCTGACACCCAGAAGCTGAAACTTCTGGATCCAGCAGGCCAGAACATCACCGTGCCAGATGGCCCGTATTGGGTGATGGAAACGGCGGCCGGATTGGCAGACCGTGCAGGCGCAGGTGAGCCGGTAGATCTGGAGGATGGCACCATCTGGCTGCATCTGATGGTGCCCAAGGGCACAGGAACGCTGGAAGCTCTGGAATTGCGCAAGGCTATGTCCGTGGCCTTCAGGCAGGCCACAAACCTGCCAACGGGCATCATCTACCTTGGCCATATGTTTGATCCGCCAGATCTGAGCCAGACCGGCAACCGTGTGCGGTTTTCTCTGGGGATCAACTATCAATATCAGGACATTCTGACATGAAATTCTTCCCGCTTTACGAAACGGCTGCCAATTCTGGCACTTTCCAGCTGGGATCAGTAGAAATTGATGCGGATAGCACGTCTGCCGCTGTGGCTATTGCTGAACAGAACGCCCCCGCAGGATGCCGCACGGCTGTATGCCCATACCGTTCTCTTTCTGGGCTTCCAGAAAGTCTGCCGCCAACTTCTGATGAAATCGGAAAACTGTATGACGTTCTGGCGCAGCCTGATGGTGCATCCGGCCTGTTCCAGAGCAGCGGGCAGGTATTTGGCTCCATGGCGGCGGATGCCGCTGGCATGGTGCTCTCTTTGGAACGCTTTTTCGGTTATCGCTTGGGGCTTCTCCCGCAGGGTGAAAAAGCAGCTGTTGCTCCGGCCACATCTGGGGGCAGCACATCTGCCACCAGTTCTGGTGCCACGCCTACAGGTAGCGGCACGGTCGTAAGCTCCGGCGGCAGCGTAACACCAGCCAGCTAACCGCTTCCATATTTCGTGCAGACAGGCCGCCATTGAGCGGCCTTTTTTATTGAGGTGACCATGGCCTATACAGGCGGCACAAATGGCTATGCAGCCGGTGCAGAAACCAATACCAGTGCGGTCGATTACGCGCTGGAAACTACTTACAACCAGCCTCCAACCGGAGCCTATCAGGCGCTCCGCTATACGGATTGCTCACTTGCGGTCAATGAGACCGAGAGCCAGCCTGACGAAATCAACGATATCCCTGAAATGGCGCAGTCCGTCCTGACAGGGCGGACCACACAGGGCAGCATCTCCGGCATCCTGTCTGTTGGCACGTTTGAAGACATGCTGGCCGGTGTCCTGGGGAATGACTGGGTCAATGTTAATCTGGTTTCGACTGGAGATGCGTCTGGAACCAGCACATTTATGTACCAGCCTGACGACAATATCGGCGGCAATGCAGGATGCTGGGATATCGTCCTGACGAACAATACAGTTGCCGCCCTTGGTATCCCGCCAGCTGGCCTGCTGGTGCTGAACGATACCAATATTAATGCAAACAACCTCTGCATTCCGTACAGAGTGAAAGGCAACGCCATACTGGTGCCGATGGGCTCCATTCCCAACACATCGAAAGATACTGTTGCAAAATCGGGTGCCACGATGACGTTCAACGGCATCACAAATGGCAAGATTGGGAAAACCTTTACCTTCCGGAAAGCCCTTTCTGGCAAATGGGATCTGTATTCCGGGACGATGATCAATCAGGTGCAGATCACCCTGCAAAAGCAGCAACCTGCGACCATCAGTATTGATCTGGTCGGGTCTGACATGGCGGTATCAGATACGGATAATGCCGCTTCAGTTACGCCACGCACCACCACCCCACTGATTGATACAGTGGAGGGATTTCTTGGCTGCTCCATCTTCGGCAATGCGCCGTCTGGCTGCATCCAGTCTGCCACTATCACACTCTCACGGGATGGCTCCGGTCAGGACACCGGTATGGGCCATGTTGGAGCCTGCGGTGTGCGTTTTGGCAGCTTCAAGGCCACAATGGAAATCACCTACCTGTTCCGTGATTACCAGCAGTTTACAGACTGGGCTGCCGGGAAAACCGGTCTGGTCACGGTAGGCGTTCAGGGCAGTGATGGCGTGGGCTACCAGTTTGCAGTGCTTAACGGCATTATTCGCAATCCCAAAACGCCTATCTCCGGAAAAAACCAGACTGTGGTTGCAACTGTTTCCATCACGGCAAACCCAGTTCCTGGTGGTGGCACATTTTCCATTGCGCGCATCAGTAACTGACTGACGCCATAACACTCTTATTCCCTGCCTGCTTTTGGGTGGGAAAAATCGACATCACCCACATAGGCCGCCAGTGAGCGGCCTTTTTTATTGAGGTAGATCCATGCTTTCTCTTGCAGACCTGAAAACCGATAGCGCCGCCATTGCCGATGGAAAGTGGGTTAAAATCGACAAATACCCCGGCCTTGAAATCAAAAGCCGTGGTTATACCGACAAGTTTGTGGATGCTCAGGCACAGCGTCTACGCAAAGCGGCAGAACGCTTCCGTGGTGATGTTTCTGCCATTCCCAACGCCACGCGCCGCAATATCAACGCAGGCCTGCTGCGGGACTTCCTCGTGCTGGATGTTAAAGGGCTACATCATGATCGGGAAAAGAAAAACCCTGTCACGGTTGAGGAGTTTAAGGAACTGCTCGGCAATCCAGATTACCGCGAACTGATGGCCGCCTGCTGGGAAGCCGCAGCCCTTGTGACCACGCAGGCTTATGAGCATGCAGAGGAAGCTGAGGGAAACTGACCAGGGCGCTGACGTGGCACCTTGAGTGGGGAAGTTATGACGAAACCATCTGGAATGAACTGGATGGAGAAGATGCCCGCGTGGATCCACAGCCTGAGTTCATGTGGATCTGGCGGGCATGGCATCGGCTTTCCGCATCACGCCAGCGTCTGACACAAGGTTTTGGTGTGCCTCTTGGCGGTACAGTTATCGAAAGCAGCCCCGGCATGATCCCGTGGGAAGTCGTGCAGGCCTGGGCGCAGCATCATAGCTACACCCAGGCCGAAATGGCGCTGTTGGATCGGTGCATTATCGCCATGGACAGGGTGTTCATTGAAGACTGGTCGCAACGCATGAAGAGGCGGATGAAAAAATGAGCTGGGCTGCACGTCTGCAAAAAACCATGCGGGTTGCCATCAACCAGAACATGACCAGTGCGACTGCGCACAAGATTGTAGGGGACAGGATCCGCAAAGAGCGCGATGATCTCATTCAGTCGGGTGCGGCATCGGCACAATATGTCCGGCGCGTGGATGGCAAGCTCGGCCTTCCAGAAGAAGCTGCCAAGCTCAATGGCGGGAATGTCACCTACGTTTTCAACACCATTGGCAGCGCCACTGTCTGGGCGTTGGCAGAATTGCGTAAGCGGTCTCCAGCCCATAGTGGCGCATTCCGCAAAAGCTGGGCCGTTCTGGTGGATGGAAAGGCCTGGGTGGATGCGCCAGGCAAGATCCCCATGGGTTCGGAAGTATGGATTGTGAACACCATGCCCTATGCCCGCAAGATTGAAGTGGGTGGCCAGCGCATCAGCGTTCCACCGGGGATTGTGGAAGCCGTGCGTAGGCCGCTGATGAGCCGCTTCAAGCGCATTCGTGCCCAGCGTGCCTTCAAGCCCCTGCAGGATGGACGTGATGCTCGTGGTGAGCCTGTTCCCTACATTCTACGCAGCGCAGGGATCGCTTCAGGTATTTCGTGGGACAAAAAAGAGAAACAGTGGACGCAAAAGCACGCGGCTTACGTGAGCCGGCGGGCTGATCGGCAGGCAGGTGAGCAAATGCTTTACCCCACGCTGATCCTGACAGAAAAGTGATGGTTTCCCATGGCAGACACAAATCTGGTTGAATCGCTACAGGTCGATATCACGGCTGTTGATCAGACCGAAAGTGCGACAAAAAGTGCTGGCGATCGTCTGGATGCGGTTGCCGAAAAGGGCGTAGCACTTTCTGATGTCATGTCTGGCGTGGGAAAGGCATCAAAAACTGCCACAGATACACTGGCAGAAGGTGCTGATGCCGCAGCCGGATCTTTTGAGAAGCTGGGCACGCAGGCTGTTTCTCGCCTAAAAACCCTGACCAAGACACTGACAGATCTGAGTGCGCAGCGTGATAGCCTGCGGGCAGATCTCCAGAAAGCAACAGATGAAGGGTTGGATACCTCTGAGATTAAGACAAATCTCAATCAGGTAGAAAATTGGATTGGTCGTGTTGGAGAGAAACTGCAAACGGTTCAGACCAATCTACAGGCTGCGGCCACAGGCCAGAAGGCATGGAATGGTCAGCTTGGTGAAGAAAATGCCCTGCTGAATGGTATCTGCGAAGCTGAAAACAGCCGGGCGCAGGCTCTTGGTAAAACTGCACAGGGTTATGACCAGCTGACTACATCGGCAAAGCGTGCGGCTGAGGCTGGACAGGCTGCTCTGGACGGTATGACGGCTCCAGATGTGCATGCTGATGTTTCTGGCACAGTGGATATTCAGGCGCCGGATCTGTCTGAAACCCTACAGGAGCAGGACAAGCTCAGGGAAAGCCTGAACGACATCAAGAGCGATGCAGGCCTTGTTGCGGGTGAGTTGTCCGATATTGGCAATGTGTCGCAAGAAATAAACGCAGGCTTGCAGGTTGGCCTGGATAAGAGCGCAACCAGCTTTTTACGGACAGGGCGTGCAGCCAGCCAGTTGGCCAAGGTCATGTTGCAGCTTATGTCTGCACAGGATCGGTATGACGATGTTGTGGCGCAAGCTGCCGCCGTTCCTGACGACAAGCTGGATCCGCAGGTCAAGCAGAGCGTTGTGCAGGACGCCAAAGACAAGGTTGAGGCGCTTCAGGCGCAAAGGGACGCCCTGCTGGAAGCGGCCAAAGCGCAATCCGATCTGGACGATGCGCAGCAGAAATCCACCAAATCCGGCAAGCTGGAAGCCTACCAGATCACGGAAATTATGGATGATGCCCATAAGTTCCTTGATATGGTGCTGGCAGGCGGCAATCCATTGCAGGCTCTGTTTTATGAAGCGCCTAACGCTCTTGCAATCGCAGGTGGTAACGGGGGATACGGTGCAGGCCTATCCATGCTTAAAAATGTCCTGACAGGCCCAGCCGGCATTGCTGTTGCCGCAGGTGCTGCGGGCATGGCGTTCTATAAGATGGGCGCCTATGCGGAAGAGGAAGAAAGCAAGCTGGCCAAACTGAGCCAGCAGCTGCGGGCCACCCGTTCTGATGCCAACAACATGGCTGACAGCATCACTTCTGCGGCCGATAGCCTGGAGAAGATGCCGGGGTGGGATAAAACCACCGCACGGCAGGCTGCCACAACCATTGGCAGCACCTACAATTTCACGGGCGGCACGTCCGATATTGAGGCGCTGGCCAAGGTGGCACAGGATGCCGGTGCCGTATTTGGCTCTTTGGAAGATGGGCTGAAGGCGGTGCAAACTGCCATGGTGGATCCCACGGCCGAAATTCAGGCGCTTTACCAGCAGCACCTTCCGGGCGTGGATGCCCAGCTTGTGGAGCAGGTGAAAGAGCTTCAGGCCGCAGGTGAGCAGGGCAAGGCGTATGCGCTTGTCATGCAGCATCTGACATCCAGCACCAAGGATGCCGCTGAGCAGGGGCTGACGCCATTCCAACAGGCTGTGGAGAAGCTGCGCAAGCAGACATCACCGCTTGTGGATGCCATTCAGGATCTGGCCCTGGCGATGGGTACCAAGCTGCTCAATAGCATCACGTCTCTTTTGTCTCTGCCCATTCCTGCGGAAAAGACAACAGGCGGTCTGGCGGGCACCAAGGTTCTGCAAAATCCAGCACATCCCGAAATGGTCGGGATGATGCAGGTTAATACTGCCTTTACGCCAAAATATGATGTCAGCACTGCCAAGGGGAATGTGGATGAGGGCATCACGCGCTTCCAGAATTTCCTGCATCAGACAGGCGGAAATCTGGATAACGCTCTGGCGTTGTATGGTGGCTTCAAGGTGGGTTCTGCTGGCGGCCGCCAGTATGCGGCCAGCGTGTATGGGCAGGATCTAAGCAAGCTGCCATCCGATTCCGATGCGCTGATCAAGCAGGAAAGCGGCCGCTTTAATCTGACTGATGGCATTGCCAATCTGGTGCGCAAGATCGCGCTGCAGGAAAGCGGCGGTTATCAGTATGATCAAAGGGTAAGCAAGCCTACCAGCGTTGCACCTGTGGATCATGCCACATCTGCGGCCGTAATCGATGATCGTGCGTCCATCACGGGTGGCGCAGCGGATGCAGCCGGTGGTTTCAGCACGTCCAGCTACACGCAAAGCCGTGCGGAAATCAGCGCCTATATTGATGCCCAGCAAAAGTTGCTGACAACACAAGCTGCCGGCTCCAAGGCGTGGCAGGAAACCAGCGAACGCATCACCCAGGCGCGTATCCAGTTGGCCAATACCCTGAGCCCGCAGGAACAGATCACCCAGGGCATGAAAGACCAGAATGCTGGGCTTTCTGCTCAAAGTGGTTACTGGCGCAGCATGGCGGAAGTGGTGGCGCAGTTTGGCACGGAAGCCCGTGGCACAGGTGTAGATCAGGCTGCCCTGTCAGAAGCTATTGCAGCCAAACAGCAGCAGCTGGCAACCGCATACAATGATGGCACGGTGGCTGTGCAGCGGCAGGCACAGGCGCAGGCGGCCATGCTGTCTGTTGCAGGCTCTAGTGAGCAGGCCATTCAGCATGCCACAAACTATCAGCAGGCCTATAATGAGGCACTGGAGGATTTCGACCCGAAATCGCAGGCGTTTGCCGAAGCGGTGAAGACCCGCACGGCCGCGCTGAACAGCGAGACAGACGCACAGGCCCGGTTCGAACAGGCGCAGCAGAATAGCGGCCTGCAGGATAACCTGAGCATGATACAGGCCCAAACCGCCAGTATCGGCCAGAATGCAGACGAACGTTCTGTCATGCTTGCCCGTATGCAGGCCGAAATTCAGGAGCACCGGAAGTTCGGCACTGTTCTGCCACAGGAAGCACAGGACTATGTTGATCTGAGCACCAAAATTGCTGAGGCTTCTACCGAGTATGAGCACCAGCAACAGGTGATGGATGATTTCACCGGCTCCATCAGCGATATGGCGGATCAGCTTTCTGATGGTGTGGTGCAGGGATTCATGCAGGGCACATCCAGCGGCATGTCTTTCAAAAACATGTTGCAGGGTGTGGATGCTTCGGTTGCCAGTGTGATTGCACGCTTTGCCCTGATCAATCCGCTGATGAATGCCCTAGACGGTAAAACCCGCACAACACTGGCAGATATTGGAAATCTGTTTAGTGAAACCGGCTCAGAAGGCAGCACAGAAAGCAGCAGTTCAGGCGCTGAAGATCCATTAAGTGCTGTAGCGCAATCCGGCTGGGGTGTTTCCCCATGGGAAGCCCTGAACATGAAAAATCAGGCCAGCAGTCCCTCGTCGGGATCTGCGGTAAATGCTGGTAGTGTCAGTGCCGCACCTTCCGCGCTGGATAACCTGTTTTCTGGCAAGGCAGCCGATGGCAGTGGCATTTTTAGCAGCTTTGGCAGTGCTGTTTCCTCCATCGGCTCATACATGGGAATGGCGGGTGCTGCCTTCGGCATTGGCGATATGGCCTATAACCTTCTTTCGCAGCTCTTTGCCAAAAGGAAGAAGGATTATCAGTATGTTTCCGTAGGCAGCGATGGGATGCTGGATATCAGTGGCTATGTATACAAGCATATCCATGGCAATGATAATGTGGCATCTGGCCTGCAGAGTGATCTGGACAACATCAACAATGTGTTTGGATATACCGGGGTTTCTGCCACTAATACGGACACCATCGGCAAGGTTGGTTGGTCTAAAAAGGGCAAGAAATCCCACACCTACAGCCTGACAGATCTGCTGCCTGATCTGGATCTGACCAGTTCAGACACCACCATGCAGCAGGAGCTGAAGCAGCTCATGCCATCCAGTTTCGATAGCGTGGATACGTTCACGCAGGATCTGGAAAGCCTGAAATCTCTGGCGGATGAACTGGACAGCATGAAAGTGTCTGTCTCAAAGTTTGATGATTCCAGCCATGTTACGGTGGATCATTTCACCGGCTACACGGGGGATATGGCCAAGGCACTTTCAACGCTGGATGGTGGCACCTATTCCGTAGATGACCTGCAAAGCAAGTTTGAGGCCATTGAAGAATTTGTGGGCACCACAATGCCGGGGCTTCTGGATGTCACGGCATCCGGTTCCGAAAGCCTGATGCAGCAGGTGGATGACCTGAAGCAGAAATACCAGGACGCCGCCAACACAGCAGCATCTTACGGTCTAGATGCCCAGGCATTGCTTGATAAGGGCAATGCCATTGCTGCGGCCATGATTGCCAATGAGCAGACCACGCTTTCGCAATCTGATCAGTCTGTGCAGGCGCGTTATCTGTCTGCCACGGGTGATCAGGAAGGTGCGGATCTTCTCAATCAGCAGGTGAGTGCTGCACAGGAAATCCAGCAGTTGCAGGAAAACTGGCGGGGCTTCCTGGGTGATAACTATGCGGACAATGTGACCTACCAGCAGCAGCTGGCGGATCTTGAAAAGACACAGGCTGCCGAGCGCCTTCAGATACAAACCGAGTATCAGGAAAAGGCTTTAGAGAAGCAAAAGGAATATCAGGATCAGGCCAGCGAGCAGGTTTCCAGCGTGTTCAGCAATCTTTTGTCCTACGCAAAAGGGCTGGATACGTCTGATGCCTCGCCACTATCTGTTGAGGATCAGTACAAGTCCGCCAATGATAATCTGCATACGGATTATCAGGCGGCCATGGGTGGCAACAGCACAGCTCTGGCATCCCTACAGACCGATATGCAGACATATCTGTCCCTGTCCCAGAAATATAACGGGGGAGGGGCCGCATATGTGGAAGACTATCAGGCGGTGCTGACCATGCTGAAATCTCTGGGCAGCATGAACACGGATGCCCTGACAGCAGACGCCATGCGGGACATCATGCAGGACAGCACCACCACGCTGGCCAGCATTTTGCAGCAGATCCTGCAGGCCACGAATAACCTGTTTGCGGAAACACGGTTCCAGAACCTCAAAGCCGCAGCGTAACAGGATATCAGCACAATGCAGCAACGCTGTTTTCTGGGAACGCTGGCCTTCGGGCCTGCGGCTTCCCGCACGACTACATGCCTGTCTTCTGGCGGGTATGTGGATGTTGCCACCGGCACGAAATATCCGCCCATTCTGGCAAGCCTGCCTGATGTGGACAGGGAGCTGGATATTTCAATTTCCGGTAGCAGCATGACGCAATCGTTCGGCCAGCTTACGGTCAATCTATCCGATGGTGTGGCCGATAGCATGAACGTGCGCAACCATACCGGAGATCTGTCCATCCTGACCAGCCTGCGCAACTATGACATGGCACGCGGCTGGTGGTCAGATCCTGCACTCTCTGCGTGCCAGCCTCTGTTTACCGGATCCGCCACGGCATGGCGCACCGGAGCCACGCAAGGCACGCTGACACTTTCGGGGCCTGCCGTGCTCTCGCGCCAGTTGCCACTGGCAACCTATGCTGGCACTGGCGGCGTGGAAGGTGGCTCAGACCTGACAGGCCGGGTAAAGCCGCGCCTGCGGGGGTATGCCTTCAATATCACGCCGGTCTGTGTGGATAGCGTCAATCAGATCTATCAGGTCTCTGATGCACCATTCTGGATGGGCACGCAGGGCACACAGCCGGATCTGACCGTGCTGGAAGGCGGCGTGCTGGGCAGTTGGTCTGCCACATCCACAGATGGTAGCTGGTCATATGCCGGCATGGTCAGTGATATCACCACCGTAGATCCGGCCGCAGGCACCTATGTTGTGGAAAGCTCCAGCCGGGGCGCGTTTTTCCGGCTGGGTGGCACGCCGGTTTATACCATTACCTGCTGGGCAACCGGGGTGATGCCTGATGGCACGTATGTATCCAGCCTGCCGGATATCGTGCGGCAGGTGCTGGTGCAGGATATCGGCATTCCGGCGGCATCCATTTCCAGCACATGGGCGGATCCGTTCGGCAATGTGGATAGTGCCGCCGGTGCGTTCTGGGATGGCTCTGACAGCTATACCGGGAATGACATGATCACCGCCCTGTTGCAGGGCACCATGCGCAAGCTGGCGGTTGCGCGGGACGGCACGCTGAAGTTGATCGGCATTACAGACAGCTTTTTGCAGCTTGCGCCGCATCAGTGGGAAAAGCTGGCGGTGCTGCCTGATGAGGTGATTGACATCAAGGAGACGGATCTGCCGTCCGAACTGGTGCTGCCTCTCACCTGCGGGCGGTGTACCTATAGCCGCAATTATACGGTGATGAGCACCAGCACACTCAGCCCGAAGGCAGATCTGTCCACCCTGCGCACACAGCGCAGTGCTGTTACGGTGGGCACGGATAGCCCAACGGTGGAAGTGGTCAGCCCGCCCGAAGTGCTTACCAGCCTGCGCACGCAGGCCGGAGCGCAGGTAGTGGCCGATGTCATCAACAAACTGTGGACGGTGGCAGACCGGCGCGTGTTTTACGTCACGCTGCCGTTTGAACGCCTGTTTGATTTTGAAATGGGGGACGAGATTGTGCTGTTTGCCAATGTGGACGGCCTGCGCGATGGTCTGGGCGGTCTGGTTGTCGGTGAAAGCTGGCGTGGTTCCAGTGCAGGCCAGTGCGTGCTGACGGTGCTGGTCTGATGCAGAATTGTGCGTTCGGCCTGAATAATCTGGTCAAGACCGCCAGCCTTAGCGGCTCGGCTTCATTTTATGCAGGCGTTTCAGCCGCCAAGGACTTCTCGCCCAATCAGCTGGCTACAGACCAGGGCAACACCACGGCGGCGTTCTGGTCTGTTGGGGATAGCAACAGAACGGCATGGTTTCAGGCGCAATGGGGGAGTGCCCAGACCATGCGGGCCTTCTTTGTGGGGCGCACCAACCTTGGCCAAGCCGCAACATGGCAGCTTGTGGCCAGTTCTGGCGGCAACACAGTGTATTCTGCCTCTGGCAGCTTTGCCACGCTGGGCAATATTGGCCCGGTGCAGATGGTGCATGTGGCCCCACAGGACATTCAGGCCGATACGGTCAAGATTACCGTCACCAGCAATGGCAGCGCATCGGAAAGCTATATTTCCCTGTCTCTGGCCTATATCGGGCCAGTGTGGCAGCCGGTGCGCAACATGAGCACCAAAAGCACCACCGGGCTGGACAGTTCCGTGACGGTGAATACCGGCATGAGCGGGGCCGAGTTTGTCACGCCGGCATGGATGCGGCGCAAGGCTGTGGTGGATCATGAATCTCTGGATCTGGCTGACGTGCCGGTGCTGGAGCAGATCCTGCTGGTGGGCGCATCTGGCGCCAATGTGCTGTTTGTGCCGGATCCAGATGCCGATGGCCCCACGCTGAACCTGCGCAGCCTGTTTGGTCGCATCCAGCGCGGAGATCTGAGCAACCCCTATGGCGCTGCCCTGCGGCAGCAGACCAGCTTCACCATTACCGAGCGGCTTTAGGCCGCTTTTTTTATGCCTGAAAGGAAGAGTGTCATGCCTGATGATGTGGTGCGGCAGGATGAATTTGTTGCGTTTGAAACCAGCGTGAACGGCAAGTTTTCTACGCTGGAAACTGGCATTGCCAATATCTGGACGGAACTGAAGCGGATCAACAACCGCAAGACCTGGGTGAATGGCGGCCTGGTTATTTTTGGCTCTGCCCTGGGCAGCGGGATTGTCCAAGCGTTGCAGCATATGCACCCGTGACAACCGAAAACCGGCTTTTGTAAACCTGACCACGAAAACCTGCCAACGTATAAGCCCACTGCAAAGGGCTGTTTTCTGCGGGTTTTGTGCTCCGGTGGACTAATCCGGGCCAGATCACCTGTAAACTCGTCCACTCCGGCCGCCATTGAGCGGCCTTTTTTGTATCCGGAAAATTGATGAATGATCCGATCCTGCTGGCGGCAGATCTGTGCCGCCGGTCTGAAGGCTTGCGCCTGTGCCCGTATGTGTGCCCGGCCGGGTATTGGACAATCGGCTATGGCAGCCGGTTTCTGGCCAACGGGGCCGCCGTAACCGCCAGCACCGCACCCATTACGGTCGAATATGCCAATGCCTTGCTGCAAGGTACGCTGGGCAAGCTGTTACCGCAGATCCTGCGGCTGGTGCGTGTGCCGCTGACACCCGGCCAGCAGGCCGCGCTGTTGGACTTTACCTACAACCTCGGATTGCCCGCACTGGCGGGATCCACACTGCTGAAGCTGCTGAACGCAGGGCAGGGGAATGCCGCCCGCAATCAGTTGCTGCTGTGGAACCACATGCACCGCAACGGCCAGTTGATCACCGTGGCCGGCCTGACGCTGCGGCGGCGTGCCGAATGGCAGCTGTGGGCCAGCTGATCCGATTCCTGAAAATTCTTACTGAAAGCGACATCATGTTCATGACTGAACGCGAACTGAACCGGCTGGCTGATCTGATTGCAGAGCGGCTGGAAAAACGCGGCCTGTGCATTCCGGCACCCCGCAATGGCCAAGCCCTTCTGGTGGAAGACGTGGACATCAACACGCTGCCCGTAAGCCTGCGCGGCGCACAGGGCTGAACAGCCCACCATCCCGATATTTCACACACACAGGGCATGCACAGCGTGCCCGAAAGGTAGATCCATGAACTTGTCCCGTATCAGCGCATATCTGCGCCAGCCCACCACGCTGTTTGCCCTGTCCCTTATTCTGGGGGATCTGGTGGCCACATGGTTTAACGTGATTCCGGCCGGTGGCTCTGCGGCCATGCTGATTGCTGCATTGCCTCTGCTGGGCAGTGATAACAGCGGCATTATTGCAGCACTTCTGGCCAATAAGGCGGATCTGGAAAAGGCGCTGAATGCTGTGGCAGCCCATAAGGACATTGGCCCTACGGCTGCAAAGGTGATTGCCGATGCCGTGCCAGCCAGCACCATTCTGGCGGCTGCAACATCTGCCATTGCCACTTCCACTGCTGAAACAGCATCCAAGAAAAGCAGCGCGGCTTCTGCGGTAGCAGGCGTCATGCTGCTTGGTCTGGTTGGCACCAGCCTGATGGCGTGCGGATCTGACCGGCTAGTGCAGCGCCAGCAGTCTGTTTACGGCCTAAGCCTGTCTTACGCCGCCGCAGCCCAGCTGGCGGCTGACTATGAAAAGAACCCGGCCGCAGATCCGGCTGTGGTGGCAAAGTTGAAACCGGCTTTCCAGACCGCGCATGACCAGATCAAGCCGCTCGATGACGCCGCGGCGAAGGGTGATCCGCTGCCAGAAGCCGCAGTTGAAGCAGCACAGGATGCCTTGGACGCAGCCCGGAAGCTGCTGCCTGCCAGCAAGTAATCATTTTCCTGACCTCACGAAAATGATCCCCCCATGGGTGTCGGTATTACCGATGCCCTTTTTTATTACCTGCTAGAAATGGCGGAAAACCAAGGAAAAACCATCATGAATTATGCAAGCATTGCTATTGCTGCGGTTGAAGCTCTTGTCGAAAACGGCCCGGTGATTGTGGAAGATATTTCCGCACTGCTGAAGCCGCTGAAGGAAGGCCGCGCACCCACGGCGGATGAATGGGCCTTTGCTGAAAAGCAGCTCGATGCCGCTAATGCGGCTGTGCAGGCTGGATAAAACATTTTGGGCTGCCAATGGCAGCCCAAAACCTACTGTTAGCTAAGTAGTAAATCTTTCTCTATGACGAGGACAGAGCAGGAAACCCAGATTATTGATTGAATTTTTCAGGGAATATCTCCCGCAAAGCCGCCTGCATTTTTTCTTTATCTTCATCAGACCATGAACTGTACATAGCGTCACACGGAGCGGTGGGGACATGCTCGCCAGTACTTAGTTTACCAACGGCTGAAGATACATTTAGGTCATTGGCAACTGCTTCACTAATTGGGATCATTTTAGGCTTGTTTGTATACATTACAGTCCCCCTTGTCCCTAACAGTCGACCGACATCTGCGATCGTTGCTGTTTCAGACAGATTATTCGAACCGCATCCGAAAACAAGATGCTTAACCATGCCGCCGCTAAATTTATCTACAGCCATGGCACTATTAACAGCTTTCATCGCGTCACAATTTTGTTTCCAGCAGACGCTAGCCTGACTAGCTCCAGTTCCTGCGAACATGGCTTCTGGAAAGCGTATAGAAATTCCCCAGTCCATAACCACCGCATTTGTTTTCATATTGACGATGCTGACAGCTATAGAAGGTTGTCCAAAAATTAACGGATCAACAGGAGGGTATCCACCTCGTCCCATATTGATCCATGTTTTCCAATCTTGAATTAATTTACCATTTCCAGCGAAAGTGAAAGCAAAACCGTTTGCTTAAACAATTTTTTCAAATCCAACATTATCGATGAATATAATAAATTCAGAAGATTGATACGACCAACGCGAATCAGTTGCTGATACCCCATTCTTTAAATCTATAACGTTTGTAGTCAT